AGCGCCGGCCGGTCCGTACGAGTTTCCGGAGTTTGAGAGAATCGGGGAAGGTTCGATGGCCTCGTACACCTCCGCACCCGTCGCGGCCCGCATTGCCGAGCACCTCATCGGCCGCCACCATACCCACTTGCTCGAGACGCCGATCCTTTATGTGTTCCAGGACACGGCAGCGGTGTCGAAGGGCCGGATCGTGCTCGCCAAGGCCCGAAAGGTGTCGGGGCTCAACGCCTTCCTGGCGGCGCTCGCCGCCGGCGACACGGTCGACGACCCCGACCACGACTACACGTTCTTCGTGATGGAGATCGCCGCCGACCGCTGGGCCGGTCTCACTGACGGTCAGCGCCAGGCGCTCGTGGACCACGAGCTCTGCCACTTCGCCGTCGGCGAAGACGAGGACACCGGCGCGGCAATCTTGTGGATCCGCGGTCACGACGTTGAGGAGTTCACAGGGGTCGTGGAACGTCACGGGCTCTGGTCGCCCGACCTTGAGACGTTCGCCGGGATCTGCGCGACCGCCGGGAGCTCGACATGAGAGGACCTGTCCCGAAGCGTTCTGACCAGCGTCGACGCCGGAACACGTGGATTGACGCGGCCAACGAGAAGGTACCGGTCACGATCCCCGACGAGCCGCCCCGCGCAGGTAAGGGCTCGGCGAAGCAGGCGTGGACGGAATACGCCCGGGCGCTCGGCCACTCGGTGCCCAAGTCCGCGACCCGAGCCGAAATCATCGCGATGGTCGAGGCCGGGCACACCAGCGAGAACGAGTGGCACCTCATCGCCCGAGAGTGGTTCGATTCGCTCGCCGAGTCCGGGCAGTCGAGGTTCTACGAGCCGTCCGATTGGGCGACCGCCCGTGTCCTCGCCGAGGTCCTGTCCCGGGCGCTATCAGCCCGGAAGACAACGGCGGCACTGATCGAGCGCTGGCAGGCCGGCGCTACCGAGCTGCTCACGACAGAAGGCGCGCGACGGCGAGCGCGGATGGAGCTCGAACGTCACTCCACCGTGACGGACGAGGAGGAAGACGAAAATGTCTCCTGGCTCGACGACGCTCGCCTCCGCCTCCGAGGCACCGACTGACCGGCTCGACACCCTCCCGGCCTGGCCGTGGGACCCCCTCGACCCCTCGGCCCCGCACACGCTCGGCTGGGGCGTCGCCCACTGGCTCGAGACGTGGCTCCGCCAACCGAACGGCCCGCGGGCCGGCCAGAAGTTTCGGCTCACACCACACCAACTCCGCTTCCTGCTCTGGTGGTACGCCCTCGACGGCGGCGGCCGGTGGCTGTTCGACCACGGCGCCCGCCGGCTGGCGAAGGGATCCGGCAAGTCACCGTTTGCCGGCGGCATCAGCCTCGCCGAGTTCTGCGGGCCGGTGCGTCTCGCCCGGAAGGACGACCGACTACCGGGTGGCGTCGCCGGCCGACCGGTGGACATGCCGCTCATCCAGATCGCCGCCACCGCCGAGAGCCAGACAAAGAACACGATGCGGATGGTCCGCGCGTTCGCGCCCAAGGGATCAGACGTCGTCGTCGAATACCAACTCGACCCCGGCAAGACCGTCTACTACAAGGTCCCGGAGGGCAGCCTCGAGGTCATCACCTCAAGCGTGACAGCGTCGGAGGGCGCCGAATCGTCGCTGGTGGTCGCCGACGAAACCGAGCATTGGAAGCCTTCCAATCAGGGCCCGGAGCTCCAGTCCACTCTCGAGGACAATCTGGCCAAGTCGGGCAGCCGGATGCTCGAAACCTCGAACGCCTGGCATCCCGGCATCGGCACGGTCGCCGAAGACACGTGGGACGCCTGGGTGCTGCAGGAGGAGGGCCACGTCCGCGAGCGCGGCGGCCGCATCCTCTATGACGCGGTGATCGCACCGCCCGACACCGACCTCGCCGACTACGACAGCCTGCGGTCGGCGCTCGAATGGGTGTACGGCGACTGCCCGTGGGTCGACATCGACGTGATCATCCGCCGCATCTGGTCACCCCGCGCCAAGCCGAGCGAGAGCAAACGGAAATACCTGAACTGGCCCACCGCCCCGGAAGAAGCATGGATCGAACCGGAAGACTGGACCAAGCTCCCCAGGGAGGCGCCCGACGGCCCCGTCGAGCCCGGCAACCGCATCGCCATGTTCTTCGACGGCTCAAAATCGCGGGACGCCACCGCCCTCATCGGCTGCCGCATCTCAGACGGCCACGTGTTCACACTTGGAGTGTGGGAGCGTCCCCAAAACGCCGATGAGGACTGGCAAGTCGACGCCGGATCGGTCGACTCGGCCGTCGTCCGAGCGTTCGACGAGTTCAAGGTTGCGGCGTTCTTCGCCGACGTCAGGGAGTGGGAATCTTGGTCGCTTTCGGAGTGGCCCAACCGGTACGGCGTCGACCTCGACGTGTGGGCGGTTCCAAACGGCAAGCCACCACAGGCGGTCGCCTGGGACATGCGCGCCAACGTGCTCCGATTCGCCGAAGCCGCCGAAGCCTGCCGCGCCGACATCATCGACGATGCGTTCACCCACGACCATCATCCCGCCACCGCCCGGCACGTGTTCAACCTGCGGAACCGGGAGTATCACGGGCGCATGTCGGTCGGCAAGGAATCACCCGGGTCGGCGAAGAAGATCGACGCCGGCGTGTGTGTGATCGGAGTCCGCATGGTCCGCCGTCTCGTCATGGCAGCCGAAGCCAAAGGCGGCAAGAAGAAGCCCGGTCGCGTCAGGGGAGGATCGTACTGATGGCCATGACCCCCGCCACGGCGCTCGAACTGGCCAAAATGCGCATCCCGGAATGGCGCAAGAACCGCGAGGCCGTCGGTCGGATCGACCGATGGTGGCACGACAAACTCGAAGACGAAGACAAACCGGTCGTTCCCCGCTCCAAGAAGACCAGGGAATACCGCGAACTGCGGGACAGGTCGAACACGCCGTGGCTGCAGCTCATCATCCGGGCTGTCGCCCAATCGCTCTCTGTCGAGGGCTATCGCCGCCCCCAAGACCCCGACGACATGGCCGCCTGGCGGGTGTGGCAGGCCAACGGCCTCGACCGCCACCAGGGCGCTGTCCACCGTGACGCTCTTGCTCACGGCATCGCGTATGTGGTCGAGCTTCCGGGCAGTGACCCGCTCACCGGCGAGAACGTTCCCTTTGTCGAGGGCGTCTCGTCGATGGACATGGTCGCCTGGTACGCCTACCCCGCCCGGGACGACTGGCCCCTCCACGCCCTCCGCGGCGACGTCATGTGGCGTGGCTCCGACAGAATATACCGGTGGCGGCTCTACGACGACACCGAAGTCCACACCCTGCAATCCGACCCGACGGGCGACCGACTCTCATGGCTCGATGCAGAAGAACACGACGCCGGTGTGTGCCCAGTCGTCCGGTTCACCAACGAGCTGGACCTGCGGGGGCGGGTCGTCGGCGAGATCGACACGTTCATCCCGATCGCCGGCCGAATCAACCAGGACACGTTCGACCGGCTCGTAGTCCAACGGTTCGGCTCGTGGAGGGTCCGATACGCCACAGGCATGGCCGAACCCGAAACCGACGCCGAGAAACGAGCCCAAGAAATCCTGGTCCGGCAGGGCGACTTTTTGATCAACGAGTCTGCGGACGGCCGGTTCGGGACGCTCGAACCCACCCAACTCGACGGCTACATCAAGGCGAAAGAGTCGGACATTCGCGAGCTCGCCGCCACCTCGCAGACCCCACCTCACTACCTGCTCGGCGAAATGATCAACGTGTCCGCCGAGGCCCTCGCCGCCGCCGAAGCGTCGCTCATGCGCAAGGTCGACGACCGGCGCCTCGAGTTCGGCGAATCGTGGGAGCAGGTGCTCCGCCTCGGCGCCCACCTGTCAGGTGACACAGCGGGCGCGGCCACCCTCGACGCTCAAGTCCGATGGAAGGACACCCAATCCCGGTCGCTTGCCCAAGCCGCCGACGCCCTCGGGAAACTCGGCGAAATGCTCCACGTCCCGGTCGAAATGCTGTGGGAGAAGATCCCCGGCTGGACCGACCAAGACGTGCAACGAGCCAAACGACTGTTCGCCGAGTCCGACAGCTTCGCGGAGATGCTCCGCGAGTTCGCGGCCGGCGGCGCCGCGGCCGGCTGATGGCCCGAACGCCGCCCGGGGCGGCACTCACCGAAACCCACCGGCTCGCCCAATTGCGGATCGGTGCCGCCACCGCGGTGAGAGTGACGAGCCTGTGGCGGCTGCTCGACGTCGACGACCTGGCGGCCACCACTCCCGTCTGGTTGTCGACGGCGATGCAGGCCATCACCACCCAACACACAGCGAGCGCTGCGACGGCCCGCCGCTACTACCAGGAGTTCCGGACCGTCGAAACCGGTGGGCCGTTGGCTGGGACACTGCCCACGCCCGGCATGATCGACGAAGCCGTCAGCCGGTCTCTCGTGTTCACCGGTCCCACCCGAGTCGAACGAGCCCGCCGCATGGGCGCCCCCCTCGACCGGGCCATCGATGTGGCACGAGTCGAGTCCGGACGTTCCGCGCAACGTCACGCCCTTGCCGGCGGACGGGACACGATCACCCAGGCCGCCGCCGCCGATCCCCGCGCGGCGGCCTGGCGGCGGGTCACCTCGGCCAAACCGTGCGACTTCTGCGCAGATCTCGCCGCCCGGGGAGCAGTGTTCACCCAGACGACCGCCGGGTTCCAGGCACACGACGGATGCGCATGCACCGCCGAACCGGCGTTCACCTGAGCGGGGAGGAACGGTTCCCGCACGGGCCCATAACCCGTGTCACGCCGGTTCGACACCGGCCCCCGCTACCGCCGACCCGTGAGGGGAAGGCCCGACAGAAAGAAGCCGTGATGGCAGACGACGCCACGCCCGTGACGGGCGACAAAGAGAAGGAACCAGAGTTCACCAAGGCCGACCGCGACGCCCTCCAGGCGGTCGTGGACAAGGAACGCAAGGCGGCGCGTGACGCGGCCGCCGCTCTCAAGGCCAAGGACGACGAGCTCGCCAAGCTCAAGAACGCCCAGGACGCCTCGAAGTCGGACATGGAGAGGGTCCACGAGCAGATAAAAGCCCTGACCGAACGCGCCGAGAAGGCAGAGCGTGACGCTCTCGTCGCCACAGTCGCCCAGGCCAAGAAGCTCCCCGCTGCGTTGGCAAGCCGGCTTGCCGGCACCACCAAAGAAGAGCTAGAGGCCGACGCTGATGGACTGATCGCTGCGCTCAACATCTCCACCGACGCCGACAAGGCCGACGGCGTGAAGCCGCCCGTGGCCAAGCCATCACCAGCCTTGCGCGCTTCGGGTGGCCTCGATCCCGAAACCGAACCGGACGAAACCGACCCGCTCAAGTTGGCGGCCAAGATCCCACGGTTCTAGCCGCCCGGCCCGTCCGGGCAGACAGAAGGAGAACACACCATGGCATTCACCGCCGTGAAAGTCGGGCAGATCGCCCGAACGACGCTCGGGATGCTCATCCGCGAGTTGGTCATCGCCCGGACAGTCTGGAACGACGCAGTCGACAGCTTCGACGGTGCCCTCAACGACACCGTCACCATCCGGATGCGTGCCCGTGTGGCCGCCCGCACCCGCACCCTCCGAGCTGGGACGCCGCTCACCGGTGACACCCTGGTCGAGTTCCCCGTCCCGGTCCAACTGACCACCGACGTGTACCAGTCTGTGCCCGTCACCGACGAACAGATGAACCTTGACATCGAGTCGTTCGCGACCCAGGTCCAGGCTCCACAGACCGAAGCGGTCGCGCTCGGCGTCGAGGATCAGATCGCCACTCGAATCACCGGCGCCGCCTACCCGGCAGCGCACACACTCGAATTCGACAACACCGACCCGTGGAAGACCATCAACCGTGCCCGGAGACTGCTCAACGCCGCCAACGTGGCGATGAACAGTCGGACACTCCTTGTCGGCACCCAGATCGAAGAGGCGATCCTCAACTCGGACCGGTTCGTCAAGGCCGACAACATCGGCGACGTCCGCGCTTCGACCGCTCTCGCCGAAGCCACCATCGGCCGTATCGGCGGATTCCAAGTCGTCGCCACGAACGCCATCGACCCAGACGAAGCCTACGCCTACCATCGGACCGCGTTCGTCCTGGGCACCCGGGCGCCCCGAGTTCCCGAAGGGGTGACCGCCGGCGCCTCCGTGTCCTACCAGGGCACCTCGGCCAGGTGGATCATGGACTACGACTACGCCAACACCACCGACCGGAGCTTGGTCAACACGTGGGTAGGCACCGCCGCAGTCACCGACCCCGACGACCCGACCGACACCGGATCGGACCGCTCCCTCATCCGGGCAGTCAAGATCGCCGATCTGACGTCGTGACGTCCGCCACCAGCGGGGGGCCACGCCAGGCCCCCCGCATCACAGTGTCGATCCCGACGTTCCGACCCGACGACCGTCTCACCCGTGCCATCCAGTCAGTCCTCGATCAGACCCACCACAACATCGCCGTCATCGTCGTCAACGACGGCGTAGCCCGGTTCCCGAACCGGCTGCTCCCCCGCGACGACCGTCTCATCCGATTCGACCTCGCGTCGAACCGCGGCCGCTACTACGCCGACGCCGTCACCCTCGCCGCCGCCACCACCACATGGTGGACACCCCACGACTCCGACGACTGGTCCAACCCCGACCGACTCGAGCACCTACTGGCCGCCGCCGACCCCACCCGAGACTTCATCATGGGCGGCTACCTCCGTCACCGCCTCACCGGCGAAACCGACGCCGTGTATCCGTCGCCCCGCCTAATGGTCGGCGCTCCCCGCCGGCTCCGACACGTCGCCCACCACACAGCCCTATGGCGAACCGAGTCGCTCCGTGCGATAGGCGGCCCCGACCCGTCCTATCGGGTCGCATATGACACACTCCAGATGGCCCTCGCCATCAACCTGTTGCGCTGGCGCACCGTCGCCGAACCCCGCTACCACTACCACGAGCGGACAGACTCGCTCATGCGTTCGACCGACGTCGGATGGGGATCACCCCACCGCAAGGAAGCGTGGCGCCGACGACAGGAAGCATGGGACTACTTCCGGCAACACCACCAAATCGCGCCCCGCCCCGACGACGACCTGGCGGAAATGGTTCATGTCGACGCTGCCCGACTCGCCGACCTGCTCTAATGCCGCGGACCATCGTCCTCGTCACCCGAATCGCCATCACCTGGGCCGGGAAGGTCCCCGACAGCAACTGGCTCGACAGCCGCCTCGACATGCTCCACACCGTCGGCATCCCCGCCTTCGCGCGGATCCGATCCGACGTCACGTGGGTATGGCGCACCGCCCCCGAACATCGGAGCCGACTCACCAGAGAGGCCCGCATCGACGACCGCATCGTCGTGGTCGACGAGCACGACAAGGATGCCAGACGAATCCCCGGACACGAGTTCCTGGTCGCCCGAGTCGACTCCGACGACGCCTGGCTTCCAGCCGCATTCGACGAGCTCACCGCAGTATCCGTCCCACACCCCGCCATCGTCGACTACCAAGACGGATGGCAGCTCAAATGGTCAACCGGCCAGGTAGCCGAGGCAACATACCGGGGACGGTGGCAAGGCCCGTTCCTGGCCGTCACACAAGACCGCAGAGACCGGATGCTCGACACCGGCGGCCAACACACCACAGCCCACATCGGCCGACGCCGGATCCGCCCCGAAACCCGCGGATGGCTGCAGATCATCCACTCCGCCAACATCGCCAACGAATGGCGAGGCATCCCCGTCCGTCACCCCCGACACGTCCTCGACCAGTTCGGGGTGCGACTGGCAGGAAAACGGGCCACCAGTGAACCTTGACGACCTCGCCCACCATTACGGCACCGACAAGGGCAGCCGGGTCCGGGGCAACGACCCGCGCACCCCCAAAGGGTACGCGGTCATCTACCAGCAACTACTCGCCCCCCGCCGCAACCACCGGCTGTCGCTGCTCGAGATCGGAGTGTCCAAGGGCGCGAGCCTGCGAATGTGGGCCGACTGGCTGCCGCAGGCGTCGATCGTCGGCGTCGACATCAACCCGGCATGCCGTCGGCACACCTCGGACAGGTCCACCGTGCATATCGGCGACCAAGCCGACCCCGACCTCATGACGGCTGTCGCCGAAACCTGCGGCCCCTTCGACGTGGTCATCGACGACGGAGGCCACCACACGAACCTTCATCAGGCCTCGTTCACCGTCATCTGGCCACACGTCAACCCAGGCGGGTTCTACGCCATCGAAGACCTCCGAGCCTCCCCCGCCTCGATTCCGTGGCTCGAATCGCTCCCCGCCAACGTATCGTTTCCCACCCCCCAACTGGCAGTCGTCCACGCATGATCTCGGTCGCTGTCATGGCCCACCCCCGCCGCCGCCGGCTCGTCGCCGAACTCGTCGACCACCTCGACCAACCCGGCGTCGTCGTGGTGTGGGACACACAGAACAACCGGATCGACACGGGCCTGCGCACGCTCGAAGCGTTCGACCCCGCCGCCAGCCATCATCTCGTCATCCAAGACGACGCCATCGCCTGCCGAGACCTGATCGCCGGCGTCACCCGAGCCGTAACCCACGCTCCCGCCGACAGCCCGATCAGCCTCTACCTCGGCGCCGCCCGACCCGTTCCCACCCGCATCCAAGCACTCGTCGACACCGCGGCAGGAGCGTCGTGGCTGATC